TTAACTGCCACTTTGCATCTGATTGAATAATTCGATGCCTTTTTGTCGTTGCTTATCGAGGTGTTCCGCCAGATCCTGAACGTGGATCATGCGTGGTGCTTTCTGGCTGTCAGAGGCGCGAAAGGTTGGTAACGCAAATTCCCCCATGGACGCTTTCTTTTCTGCGGTCGACGGTTTGAGCCCGAAGTATTTTTCCGATACGTCCGCCAGAGGGATCGTTGTTGTTCCAAATTCTGCAAGCAATAAAAATACTGTGTTCATCATTTTAAGTCCCACCCAATCGCCTGAAATAAACCCATTTTGGGATGGAACCAGCGTGTACCGCGCGGCTCCGCTTCGCTCATCATCTGGTGGAAAGCCTTCATGAACGGCTCAAGCTCAATAATCGCACGGCGAGAAAGCAGGCCGTCAGGGGTCATAAATTCGTGCGTATCAGTTGGGATGCGATATGCGTTAACCAGGTTCCGGCACTTGGCATCAGTCATACCGCTTTTTGCGACCACCTGGCGGTAACCGACATAACCGGCCCGCATGTTTCCGCGCTTGATATTTTCCACCGTCTCTGTGACTGCTTCGATCTGCTCTTCAACATGATTCAGGCGCTTTTGCTGGCGCACGGCATCAGCGGCCATTACTGCGATCATCTCAATTTCAGTAAGCGGTTCGCGGGTGCGGAAGTAACTGTTAACCAGTTCGCGCTGCACCTGCCATGACAACGGGTCATTGAATGGCTTTGTCAGCATCAGATAACCGGACTCAAAAAGTACAATGCCGGACGGAGCAAATTTCGAGAATGTCCCCTGAGGGAGGTCCGTACGTAATACGTCCGAACCTAATTCTTCGTAATCTACGCCAGCGATAAAATGCTCACGATTGCGGTTGAACGCTGCTCGGGCGGTATCCTGAGGGCGGTTATGTACTTCATCAATCATCGCGAAAGTGACCACGCGCTGACCACGATATTCCACTGCAGGGAGCTGTTTGTTGTTAATGGTTACTGTGTTCATCATCGTTGTCCTCAGTGCATAACCGGCATGCCAGGCATACCTTCGGTCTGGATTTGCTTGATAAAGCTGTCATGTAAAATATTCAGGCCTTCCCGACCCATCGCAGACAGCCTGAAGCCTGAATCTTTGTCGGTAACCACCATGTCCTGATACATGCGCAGCGCCAGTTGCTGACCGAGTTTCTGTCCGTATTTTTCGATGGCGCAACCTTCAAGATGGTTGGCAAGCGCGAAACGCTCAGGGCCGGGATAGACACTGATTGCTCCGTGTTTGCCTGAATAGACAGTGGCCGTGTCAATGCCTCCATCTCCCCTGTGAACATCAACAGTGCCGTTCTTTTCCATCTCCTCTGAGATGAACACCGCTGCCACCAGCCAGCGCCAGATAATAATTTCCTTATCAATGGGCAGACTCAGCCAGCCGTTTTGTTTTGCCTCAAAAATACAGGCAAGCATGCGCATCCCTTCAGGAAGGCATTTATCGTATCGGCCCTTATCCAGTTGACGTACCAGGCCAGAATAGCCAATAACCCGGTTGCCATCTCTTACACCATTCTGTGTCGGTTCCGGGGCGAAATTTTTGTTCAACATGGCGTGATCCTTAAAACGGTTTGCTGGCCTGAAGTTCGTCGCGTTCTTTCACAAAGCGGTTGTGCATGGACTCCCATTTCGAAAGCCATCTTTGCTGTTCGCGCTTGCGGGCCAGTATCCGGCGCAGACGGCGCAGACAACGCTGGTGGGCGCAGAGGTAATCAGAAGTGTGATCGCCGAGGTGATAAGCAATTGAGCCATCCTCAAAAATTTGCTGGCATGGCTCGTTAGTGGGCAAGTCGAGCTTTCTGAACACTGTTGAAACCATGTAGTGAGCCAGATTGTTGAGCGCGGCGCCGCGGCTCAGGAATCGCCTTTTGCCACCGTGACGCATGACAACATACAGTGGGCCGGCAGGTGTTTCATACTGACGAAAGGCAACATCGATCGCGCTGGTGGTATTAGTCGTTTTCATTTCCGGTCCTTTAATTTGTTGTATGATTCATGCGATAAGACTTTCCAGTTCTGACCGCCGTCGCGGGAAAGAAGACGCCAGCGGCGGTTGACCCTCAGACTGAGGTTTCCGCACTGGATACGACACGGCACAACCCGGCGCTGGCGGTAACGCCGAAGAACGTTAATAGCCTGAGCATGTACCCATTCGGGTACGCGTATAGCTGTCAGTGTCATCGCATCACCTCTTTTGGCGGGGTGATACGCCAGCCAGCTTCACGGGCCAGTTCGATAAACCCCTGAAGGGTGGTGATGTGATCGTCCGTGGTAAGTCGGTAGTCACAGATTGCTCGCCCGTCCTTCAAATGGACGACGACGCGTCCGGTAAAATCCGGAGCAATGTGCAGATCAACCGGGCAGACGCAGCGGAGCCCAGCCGCGCGCAACTTTTTCTGAGTAAATTCTTTCACTGGATACCTCCGCTTAGATGTTTTTCTTTCACGTAGTCAGTGACTTCTTTAAACAAATCATCGACAATTAATTTCCCTGATTCGGTCAGGTATTCAGTGTTTTTATTGATGCCAATTGCATTCTGGTAAGTGGCTTTAATAAATGATTCAGTTTCCGTCCGATTGCCAAATTCACCGCGAGCGATTAACTCGAATCGTCTCAGTAACTGAGTCATTACACTTTCTGTTATTTCCACCGTTTCGATTGCGCCATTCGGAAGAGTCACAATCAGGAGATTTCCCGATGTTTTATTTTTGAGCCTGTTTAATGCAGCGTGAGCAATCCGACGGCGGTATAAGTCAATTACGTTTTCCATTGCGTTGCTGCTCCTCAATCTCAAGAACTAATTTTTCTTCGTTAACTGCCCATGTATTAATCTTTGCAGATAGTGCTTAAGCTAACTCTACGAGATTTTCCATTTGATAAGAGTTAATGGATTTATATTGTTGAGTCATTACCTCCAACAAAATGTAAAGATGCTCTGTTGTAATTGTTATATCTTGTATGTCCTGACGTTTCAGCATGGTTATCTCCCATATGCTTTGCGTAAATAAAGATACGCAATCACTTCATAACCACAGTTCATGTACATAAGCGCTGATTTGTATGCCGCCACATCCTTAATGAAACTCATTATTCGTTCCCTCAGGTATATCTTTCAGTCCCGTATTAGCTTGTTCGATAAGTTTTTTTTCGTCTTTCATAAAATGAATTCTGGAATCTGAAATCAATTTAAAAAGAACGACCTCGATGATTTCGAAGAATCCTATCACCTGCCCTTTTAACGAATCATTTTCACTCAGATCACTTATTTCACTCACTATGCGTGAAATAGTGAATGGGGTATTTCCCGCACCTTCCCTTGCTTCATTTTCTAGATGCTTAAGCCAGATCCATGCCAATGCAGCTCCCGTAATGCATCCTCCCGAGTAGCCGCCTTTTGATGGCACGTTCCAAAAGCTGAGTCCAAAACCGGATTTAGACTTACCGCCGATAAATGGAAGTCTGTGTAAAGCTAATTTTTTTCTTTTATTAAATTTAATCATTTTAAATTCCTTGAGGTGAGTTTATCCCCAGCATTTAAGCTGTAATTATTATCGGGGAAGTTTAATAATTAATTGCTGCTTTATATTTGGGGTGGCTATTAATAATGTTCTTTGCTTCTTCACACGCTTCGTTGTAATTCGTGAAGAAGTCAACGAGACAGAAATAATCGCCTTCTACGCGCTGGTATAATGCGTACTCACATTCATCACCCGAAAGGTCACTAATTAGTTGAAAACTACAATCACCATGCCAGGGTTCGGCAGCGTGCAAGTAACCCCAATGTGAGCGACTGGCTCTCAATTTCTGGTGTATATCAAAAGGTTTTTTGATTTCTGAATTGCTCATAACATTCGACCTGTTGTTTGACTGTGATATGAGCATACCTGCGGGTAATAATCTACGTCAACACCTATGGGTAATAATTTTATGGGTTTTTTTTATCAATTTGATTTTTAAGGTAATAAAAAACCCGCCGTAGCGGGTTTAATTAAATAATTTTTATTCTGGCCTCTATAGCCACGCCGAGTATCTTGCAATTCCCGTCTATAGGGATTAGTGGGTAAGCTGGGTTGAGCGGTTTTAGAAAATGATCCCCTCCATCGATAACTAACTTTTTAAAGGTCGCTTCATTTGCATCTATGAGCTTTGCCAGTACGAGACTGCCGTGTTTAGCCTCGCGACCTGTATCAAAGAGAACCATCATGCCTTCTGGAATGCTCATACCCACAGGTGATGTCATGGAATCCCCTTTTATACGGAGCCAAAACCCTTCACCTTCTACATGGGCATCCGATTCACACCATTCTTCAACGTCATTGAGTGTGTACGGTTCGATAGCTTCTGCCCAAGCTCCTGCGCTTACCCAACTGATCACTGGATATCTTTTCCCTGGATTTGGTTGCTGAACTAGTTCGACATTCGATTTTTCTTGGCTGATACCATCCATCCACCCCCGGGGTAAACCGAACGATTTTTCAATAACTTCGATCATATCGTCGGCGATGCGTTTTCTACCAGCTTTGCCCTCAGGCCATAGCATTCTTAGTACGTAGGAAGGCTCTCGCTCAATCTTTCTCGCGAGTTTTGAGGCATTCCCATCACAGTAATCATCCCTCAATTGGATGAGTCGTAAACGACGTTTTTCGTATTTATCCATAGCTCTTATTTTAACCTTTGTTACCCGGTGGTAAATAACCTGTGGGTATTGATTATCTTGATACCTACAGGTAATATCAATCCTGATGTTTGTACAGAGGTCACTTATGGAAACTTTGAAGCAATACATGGCGACTTTAACGCCTGAAGAAAAAAGGGTTTTCGCGCAGAGTTGCGGTACCACCCTCAATTACCTGAGGAAGGTCATGAGCACAGGTAAGGCGATAGGCCCAGAAATTTGCGCTCAGATTGAAATACATAGCGGTGGAAAAGTAACCCGTAAAGCGCTTAGCCCACACAACTGGCAAAAGATTTGGCCTGAACTGTTGCACTCCAACCATGCATGTTAATAGCGCCGTGATGCCGCAGGCATACAGCTCAGCTGATGCGCAGTGGATACAGGAGCAGTTATCAGCACTACCACCATCAGCCAGGCAAAAGGCAATCGTTCGTTACGGAGAGGTGTACGAGGAGTTTTTGAAAAGCGAGCCAGTGAGCTTTCGCAAAGAGAACAAAGCAAGACACGAAGCCAATACACGTCTTCGTGAGTACGCAAGAAAGTATCACCGGGCATTACAGGGTTACACAGAAAAGCCCCCCTCATTCAGTCAGTGATGACCCCTCATCAGGCGTTTGGACTTAAAGGTGTCTGGATGTCTAAATCCCATAAAAGTGGGGAAGAGGGAAGAGGGGGGTAAGGGGGGAGTTGGGAGAAGGGGCAGGTATAGCGTCCTTTTCCAGGAGAAGGGTACATAGCTTAAGTAGATCTCTGTAAGCACTTAATCCTCCTAAAAAACGGCACAGCCATTCAGATGGCTAAATGGTTAAAGCGGCCTGGTGGGTTTTTCCTGGAAAAGTTCAGGCTCACTTACAGGCACAGAGTTAAGGGCGGCAAATGCTGACAATCACACCAAATTTTGCACAGGATCGGGCGTTGAATATGCTTCGACATGAATGGAAGGTACAGAATTCCTTCATGGTATATGCCCCCACAGGCAGTGGTAAAACAGGGCTGGCCGCTTTCATCACTGACGGCTTTGTCAGCCGTGGGATGCGGGTGCTTTTTGTCGCGCCGTACACTGTTTTGCTGCGGCAGACCGCCAGCCGTTTTATAAGCTATGGCCTGAATCCTGACGAGATTGGCCTGATATGGGCCGAAGCAGATAAGGGCGAGGCAGATCCGGAGCGCCTGATCCAGATTGCCAGCGCCGACACCCTGATCCGCCGTGATTTTCCCGACAATATTAATCTGCTGATTATCGATGAAGCCCATCTCCGTAAGCGCACCATCCTGAAAGAGATTGAACGCCTTACCAGCGAAACGGACGTTAAGGTTATCGGGCTTTCCGGTACCCCTTTTTCATCGTTCCTGGGCAACTACTATCAGCGTCTGATTAAGCCCACCACCATCAGCGAACTTATCAAACGCGGCGACCTCAGTCCGTTTGAGTTTTATGCGCCCACAAAGCCTGATTTGAAGGGCGTGAAAATGTCCGCGTCGGATTTTGGCAGGGACTACAACGAAACCCAACTGGCAGAAATCATGAGCGGCTCTGATCTGGTGGGCGACATTGTGAGTAACTGGCTTGAGAACGGGCGCGACCTCCCCACTATCGCTTTCTGCGTAAACGTGGCTCACGCTAATTTCGTCACCATTCAGTTCAACAAAGCCGGGGTGAACGCTGAAGTCATGACAGCGGAAACACCCCATGACCAGCGCCAGGTAATGATCCACCGCTTCGAAACTGGTGCGACAAAAATCCTCGTGTCTGTGGGCGTGCTGGTGGCCGGGTTCGACAGCGATGTGCGCTGCATCATCTATGCCCGACCCACTAAATCAGAAATACGGTGGATACAGTGTATCGGTCGCGGGCTTCGCACTGCGCCGGGCAAGGATACCTGTCTGATCTTCGATCACAGCGGAACCGTTCACCGCCTGGGCTTTCCCGATGCTATCGAATACGACGTTCTGCTGGATTCAAGCGACGGCATGAAGGAGGCGGCAGTACGGGCAGCGGCAGAGCGAGCTGAAAAAATCCCCAAAGAGTGTCCCGAATGTCACTTCATGAAGCCGGCAGGCGTTTACGTTTGCCCGAAGTGCGGCTTTAAACCGCTGGCCGGCTCCGACGTGGACACCGACACCTCACGCAAAATTAAAAAGCTTTCTAAAGGCTCTTCCGTTGCAACGAAAAGCACCAAACAGGCCTGGTGGAGCCAGATTAAGTTTTACCAGCGCCAGCGCGCTTCAACCGGCAAACCCGTCAGTAACGGGTGGTGCCTTCACACCTTCCGGGACAAATTCGGGGAGTGGCCTGACGGGTTGAGCGATTCCCCGATGGAGATTACCCCCGAAGTCAGCAATTACATCCGGCATAAACAAATCGCCTGGGCAAAAGGGCAGGAGAAACGGCAGTTACAACAGACGCCCGTCGTTCACAACCGAACTGAGGAGCAGTCTCAGCAACTGACAACCATTCCTGAGGGCTGTCCGACCAGCAGGATCATCAGCGCTAAAAAGCAATTTGAACAACTTCGTAAGCATGCGGGAGAAAGAACGTGAAAACCACTGAAGCAGCAAAAGGCCGATGGCCGGAAATTTTTGAACATTACGGACTCCCGCCTGTTACCGGAGGGCGGCACTTCAAGGGAGAGTGTCCGCTTTGCGCCACGCGGGGAAGTTTCCGCATTGATGACCAGGACGGAAACGGTACGTGGATTTGCAAATGTGGCAGCGGCAACGGGATCAGTCTTGTCGTTCAGACCCAGGGGAAATCATTTGCTGAAGTCTGCCGGGAAATCGACGCCCTGCTTGGTAATGATTACCGGCATCGCGCAACGCCGATCAACACCACGGCCACCAGCCTGCGCCAGCGGGTGGTGAGCAAATTTTCAAAGCTGGAAGGTCCTCGCGGCACCAGCGCGGCTCAATATCTCCTGAACCGGGGGATCACAAAGCTACCTGCTGAAGCGGTGCGGTTTTGTCCGAAGGAGCGCTATCAGGGCCACGTATATCAGTCGTTGTATTCGCTGGCGACAGATAACCGGGGTGAGCTGTGCTACCTGCACCGGACCTATCTCGACGGCGATAAAAAGGCACCAATGGGCGACGGGCAGAAACGCCTTTACTCGTTACAGGAGGACTCCTATCTGGATCACGCTCAGTCTGTCGCGGTGAGGATGTTTCCCGTCGCGTCCACGCTGGGTATTGCGGAAGGTATTGAAACGGCTTTATCCGGGGTACAGCTATACGGCTGCAATACCTGGGCAACGCTGAACAGCGGGTTTATGAAAAAGTTTCGCGCACCAGCTGGCGTACGGCATCTCATCATTTTTGCCGACATGGACCCCCATTCAGCGACAGGCCATGCGGCGGCGTTCGAGTGTGCCCACGCTAACTTGCTGGCAAAAAATGACGTTGAAAAAGTTAGTGTGCGCTGGTGCGACAACGGGGATTTTAACGATCTGCTGGTCAACGGCGATCAGGTTCGCGAGATGGCATTTTTAAAAAAGGCGGCTGCATAATGCGTACTGATAACACCGAACATAAAACACTTTTCACTATCCCGACGGCAGCGCACAGCACTACCCTGGCAACCATCAAGCCGCTGCCTGAACAACGAAAAATTACCGGACATAAGCAGACGGATGCTTATCTTTGGGTGCTGGAGGTGGTCCGGCTGAACGAACCCGCACACCTTGACGCAGCCGAAGCCGCGCTGAAGAAGATTAGGATCAGCCCGAAAGAGGCCGAGAAACGGTACTCAGTTTACCTGCTGGCGAACGGGGCCGATCCGTTCCAGGTTGCATTTGGGACCATCGGTATGGATAACCCGGCAGGCGCTATCAAGACGGCACGGGAGAACATCAGAAAAGCTGACGATGTCAGGGCGCAGTTCGGCAGCTACGAAACAGCATTCAATGATGTAGAAGCTGAACGCATGATTAAGTCATCAACGAAATTTATCGATGATCATCACTGGGGCTGGACCACTGAAGAACTGGGAGCCGGACACATTGGCGGTGGACGTATGGTCGAAATTGACTACCAGCGCCGCGTGTATGTTGATGGCTACCGTGACGTTCTGCCAGAGCCGCGCACCCTTTCTGACACTGTTCGCGAGTTTGTTTACTGGGACTGGCTTTACCAGGTGCGCAATGCCGCAGGTAAAGAGCTTGGCTATGAATTTGGTTATTCCGAGCATCATCAATCTGTATATGACCGCGAGTTTTATCTGGAAAAATTGCTGTCAACCATCCCGCCTGTAACGCGTGCTGAAGCCGTGGAAGTATGCAGATGGTTTATGGCAAGCGGAAAAGGCGAGTACATGGAGAACGAGGGCGAGGCGGTCATTTTTAATCTGGTTGGGGAGTGTGAATAATGAAACTGGAAGCAGCACTGAAACACTTTTCCCCTCAGGGAATGCATATCAGCGACAATGTGAAAGGCACCTCACCTGAGCGGATCACCGGTACTGACGTCATGGCGGCTATCGGCACCACCAGCAACAGGGCTTGGTTTGGGCTTGCGGCTTTCTTCGGTAAAGCGGGTATCAGTAAAACAGACGTGCAACTGGCGGTTCAGGCGCTGGCGCGTCACGCAATGGACACTGCCCCTAAAAATGTCCGTAAGGCAGCTGGTGGCCAATTCGGTAGCTGTATGCTGGTGCTAGCGCAATTTGCCTTTGCTGAGTATTCGCGTTCTGCGGCTACTAGAGTGACTTGTCAAAGTTGTTCCGGCACTGGACTTACTTCACAAATGGAAGAAGTCATTAAACATCCGGGCATTATCAATTCTGATCAAGTCGAAATCGTGCCTCCTCATATTAAATATGAACTGGTTAAGCGCGTATGCCTTGCCTGTAATGGAAAGGGTGAGTTGAAGGCCCGCTGTCGTTGCGGTGGCAAAGGCGAAGTGCTAGACCGCAAAGCTACCCAGGAACGTGGTGCGCCGGTATATAAAACGTGTGAGCGCTGCGGAGGCAATGGATACTCGTCGATACCGTCTACAGCAGCGTATAAAGCAATCGTAAAATATACGCCTGATTTACACGTCAGAACCTGGACCCGAAACTGGAAGCCTTTTTATGAGGCATTAGTGGACATTTGTCATAAGGGTGAGAGACAGGCAGAAAGAGCGTTTCAACAAACAACCGATTTTCGTGATGATAAAGACAATATTTAGCTATTTCGGCACGCAGGACTTGATTTTGTCCGAAGTTGTCCTGTATGCTTCTAATCATGGAATGTTGCGCCTGAAATGAGTAGCTCCAGGCAGCCTGCCTAATACTGTCGATGTACCCTAATGGGACTTGTGAGACTTTCGAAAGAAAGACAGGAGCGGCAAGATGGTGATGACAAGCCTGCTTCCCTGCGTAAGGCACCTTAATTGGTGCCTCTGTCGTTTTGATACCCGCCACCGAGCGGTTTTTTGTGTGCCCAGCCAGACCTTTCAACGTGTAATAAATTTCCAGAGGGACATGGCAAACCTGTACGCAGATACCTATGCTGTAAAGGTACCCGTTATACAAGGATTCCTATGCTGTGGATTGAACAAGGTCTATATATCAGGATTCAGGAACTCGATAACGGCCCCACACCAATGCCGTTAAAGAGCGGATTTAATATGGAAACGGCTTATCGTGTGCTGGGTTGTTTCAACCCCTCTGAGACGTCAGATGCATATTACATACTGGCTAATGATCGGGATGAAACGTGGTTTATATGCAACCGACACGTCCGCGTCGTGTGTGTGGATCATGCGCGAAAAGAATTCCGTTACCCTATCTCTGTCCTGAACCTTCACTGAGCAAACAAACCAAACCTCAAAAAGGCTGCCTGCGGGCGGCCTTTTTATTGCCTGATTTCGATCGAGCATTCTTTCTTAAACGCTGCAGATAAGGTTCTTGCTGGTTTGTGATCATGTTTGCAAAGTGACCAAATTTGTATCGGTCGAGTTGAAATCAACGAAGCGGGCACTACGATTAAAGAGCATTCTTTGACAGTCATAAAAATGAAAAATGATGGCGAATCCCCCTGAGCGGAGGGGCATTACTGGATACTCTGTAATTGCTACAGCATGCGAAGCGCTGCATCCAGTCAGCGTTTCACCGGGAGGCACCCGGCACCGTCGAGAGATGTTCTTCCTGATATGACCTGTTCGTCCGAGCAGGTCTTTTTTTATGCTCCAATTTACCTGGAGAGAACCACTTACGCCTGATTATCAGCGCCATCCAGTCTACATAATTAAAGCATCAACTCCCATTCTTCTGCGAGAGCCTGGCGCAAAGGCTCCATCTTTTTCAGGACCTCCTGTGGATTGGTTATTATGAACCCTTTGGGGAAGTCAATCATTAAGGACGGATGCTCTTCACCTCGGTGTCGTATTTTTGCAGTAGATGTCAGAGCCTCGGTATAGAGATCATAAGCTTCTGTTAAGAGTATTTGCTGTTTTTCGTTCAGATAGGGGTAAAGCTCATAGATTTCAGCCTCTGTAATTAATCTGAATGGATATTCTCCTGCAGAGACCAGATTCATTTCTGATGTCAGTAACTTCATCACCGGAGCTGCAGCAGTTCGGTAGTTTTTTTGTCTGGGAAAAAATGCATTTATAGTCGCCAGTACGAATAATGCTGCAAAAACCAGAAGCAGGCCGATAACTAACATGATTTCCATAGGTAGCTATTATGCCTCTTATTATAAGAAACGATTGGACCAGAATCTCATTGTCTTCATTTGTTTAACATTATCGGATATATCTTCGGACAGGGCCATCAGGTCACCTTACTTTTATTAGCTGTAAAAATTCAGGGCCCACTTCGGTGGGCCTTTTTTATTTCCCCTCATTCCTGAGAGGACTCACCACTAACGAGGGGGCGTAATGTCCGAACCTTTTTCCGGTACCGCAGCAGCTGGTAGTGCGCTGACCGGCGCGAGCATTTATGGACTGCTTACCGGCACTGATTACGGCGTTGTGTTCGGCGCATTTGCCGGGGCTGTGTTCTATGTGGCCACCGCTGCCGACTTGACGATATTTCGCCGCTCCGCGTATTTCGTCGTGTCGTATTTCGCAGGTGTCTATGGCTCCGGGCTGGTGGGTTCGTGGCTGGCAAGCATAACCGGCTATGCCGATAAGCCACTGGATGCGTTAGGCGCGGTAATTCTGTCTGCGGTGGCAATCAAAACGCTGACATTTTTCAGTGAACAGGACCCGCTAAAGCTGCTGGCACGCTGGAGAGGGGGAACCAATGGTAACTAACGATCCGCTGGTGGTGACCAACGTGGTGGCCTGTGCCGCCATTGTTTTGCGCCTGATGATGTTCCGTAAGCCAGGCGGGCGACATAACCCGTGGGCGTCATGGCTTGCCTATCTGATTATTCTGGCTTATGCATCGGTGCCGTTCCGGTATCTGTTTGACTCCTACCTGCATACCCACTGGGCAACCGTGACAATCAACCTGATTATCTGCGCCGCCGTGTTCAGGGCTCGGGGGAATGTGGCGCGGCTTTTCAATGTCCTGAGGTCTGAATGAAGCAATCACAATTTCAGCAGGCGGCTGGTATAAGCGCCGGATTAGCTGCGCGCTGGTTTCCACACATTGATGCCGCCATGAAAGAATTCGGTATCACTGCACCGACTGACCAGGCGATGTTTATCGCCCAGACCGGGCATGAATCTGTTGGCTTCACCCGGCTGGTGGAAAGCATGAATTACAGCGTGGCAGGCCTGGCGAATTTTGTTCGTGCCGGGCGACTTACTCAGGACCAGGCAAACACGCTGGGCCGTCGCTCATATGAAAAGGTGTTACCGCTGGAGCGCCAGCGCGCCATTGCCAATCTGGTGTATAGCAAACGCCTGGGCAACAAAGCACCGGGTGATGGCTGGAAATATCGCGGTCGCGGCCTGATTCAGATCACCGGCCAGGATAATTACCGTCGCTGTGGCGCCGCGCTGAAACTCGATCTGGCCACCAGCCCGGAACTGCTGGAGCAGGACCTTAATGCGGCACGCTCGGCGGCATGGTTCTACGCCACCAGCGGTTGTTTGCTTTACTCCGGCGACCTGGCCCGCATCTCGCAGATTATTAATGGTGGTCAGAACGGCATTGAAGACCGCCGTCAGCGTTACAGCCGTGCACGAGCGGCATTGTTATGATCCAGGCGCTGCTGAAGAAGTACTGGTTTCAGCTGGTGGTGCTGGTGTTGATTGTCATACTGGCCTTGCAGGTCAACCGGTACCGGGATAACGCCATTGAGTACAAAAAACAGCGTGACGAGAAAACGCAGGCGCTCAGTCTGGCGAACGCCACCATCACCGACATGCAGGTACGCCAGCGCGATGTCGCGGCACTCGATGCGAAATACACAAAGGAGCTTGCCGATGCGAATGGTGAAAATGATGCTCTGCGTAAGCGTCTCGATAATGGTGGCCGGGTGCGCGTTAAAGGAAAGTGTCCCGCCCAAGACTACACCACCTCCACCGGCGGCGTGGGCGATGCAGGAACCGTCGAACTCGCTGACGTTGCTGGACGAAACGTTCTCAGTATCCGATCCGGAATCATCCGCGACCAGAAAGCCCTGAAGTATTTGCAGGATTACATCAGGGCGCAGTGTCTGAATTAAAAAAGAGTTTACCGTGCTTTATCAGCGGGAATCCCGTGAGCTCACCGTTTCGGCAGGGAACGACGGCAGAACTATTTTTCGGCTCAGTAAGTCAGATGTGGCTTCTTTCAGTCGTTCCAGATCGGCCAGGTCTGATGAATTTTCCTCAGCTAATTTCTCAAAGGCATCGGTGATGTGTTCCCGAATGGCATCTTTTGTTTGCGAGTCAAGCTTAGCGAACAAAGCCGTGACAACAATTTTCAGGGCATCCAGCCGGGCAAGGGATTCTTTTTTGGATGCTTCCTGATCAGCAATCTTTTCGATTAAATCAGCGATTAAGTGTTTCATATTATATGCCTTACTGGTTTTGGGTTCGGGCTATATATCCTTATTACACCAGCCTGCAAGAAATACTTTAAAGGAAGCACCCGGTCGGGTTATTTACGGTCAGCAGTGCAGTTTATGCAAAGGCTGGCTGGTGCCTCACAACATCAACGCAGCAAAAAAATATAAAAAAAAGCCTCCAACAGGAGGCGAAGGAGATAGTGCAAACACATCATCTTCTCAAAGAACAAGGGCAGCCACGGAGATGGCTTCCCGGTTCGGCAGGCATTATCAGTATGGCTCCTGTTGTAAACGTTGCAAGTCAGTAAGTTAAGTTGAGGAGTTATCCTGGCGGAACCTGCCACTTCGCGCTCTGAACCAGACAGACAGGTGTGGATCTGCCGGAACAAATTTAAATTTTTAGCCTAATCTTTACCATGTTTCGTTTGTACAGGGTGCGATCAGCTGGTTTCATATAAGCTGTTCGCGCGGCATACAGGGAGAACAATCATGGTGAACGTTATACTTTTTATAGGAAAAAAACCAGTCGAGCTGACTCAACTGCCTGCCGGTACAGAGTGGATGACATATGTATGTGCGAAGGGTAATGTATTGAAGCTTCCTGTCAGGATTGCAATTTTTACGTTACCTAACGGGAAAGTGACTGCAGTCCATGTTGCATCAGTCAGTTATGTTTCGTCCGCAAAGGCGCTTGCCGCCTATCTGAAACTGGCGGCGTACCAGTTATAGGTTTTGTAGAAGGCTGTTACAGAATACGATGCTGAATAGCAGTGATTAAAAGAAAAAACTCTAAGCAACATGAAATCCAGTCTGTTGCTTAGAGCATGCAAATGCATTTTCGTTACGCTACTAATTTAAATTCACCGTAAATATCTTGTATGGGAAATATCTCATCAACAGGGTGAGCTTTGATTAACTCCCATATCAGGTAAAACAAACCACCAGCTTATGCTGGTTTTTTTATGCGCCTCGTACGCGCACATCAAAGAAAGTCTTTCAGCTGTGAGCCTGGGCAAGCCGTTAACTTTCGGCGGCTTTGCCGTGCGACAGGCTCACGCCTAAAAGGAAACGACAAATGAGCAATACTTTCCGTATGACGAAAATCGTCCTCAGCGTTCCGGCATTAGGCATGCCGTCTCATAGTAACGATGGTTCAACATCTATGTCAGGCGAGCACATCACTGCACATGTAATTGCCGTTAAAGGGAATGAAAGGTTGCTTGTTGGTCGTCGCGACTTCGCAGGAATGACGACAAGTGGTTATGACCATTCGCTCACAGTTATCAAGCCAGAGGGTTACCAGCTGGTGGTAGAAACGGTGGACCGTTACGGTATCCGAAATGGCACCAGCCGAGTACGCCTGAAGTCAGAAGAGGTAATTGCATCAGGTGATGGCTGGCACCTCAATAAATCAGGAGAGGCGCATATTGTTGGTGAGCCTGATTCATTACAGGTCGACGCTGAACGGGTAAGCCAGAACTTTATCAACGATGCTTATATTCAGGGCTGCGCCATTTACAACGTCAAAATAGGCACCGTAATCGTGTCCGGGCAACTCGCAGGCAAGTCAGACGACCGCCTGATGAAAGTAGCTGATGAGCACGATCCTGTATCGCTAAAGACCACTGCATACAAGTTTCATGGCGAGCCTCTTCCTTTTGGCGGCTTCCCCGGCCCTAACGTAATTTCTGCTAAGCATGCTGTTGGCAGCAGTGATACCAAATACCGTCTATCTGATGATATGCGTGAAGCCGTTATTGATGCGGTGCGTAACAGTGAAGTGTTCCGGTCGCTGGTGGAACAAGTGAATGCGCAATCAGCTGCTCACGCTTCAACTGTGATTAGCGTTCAGAAGGGAATCGAGCAGGCGCTAAACGATACCATCCGCAACGCGCTGAAACCGGGTGGATTGCTTTTCAATTGCGGACGCTGATTAGTTCGCCCTTAATCGTCCATGAAAGACATCTGGACGGCTAAATGAAGTGCTGCTCAAATGCAAATGAGAATATATCTCATCATAGCGGGTCCTCCCGGAGGGGGGCTTAGCCACGAGGCGGCGGGCACGCGGAAAACGGCTGGTTTTTGAAATCTGTGGTCATCATCATCATGTGGGCAAGTTGCTGATTTAACGTATCGGCGATTTGCGAAGATGTCGAAACGGTTAAAAAGTGTTCACCATCATGGACCAGGAAATCGCTTCCCTGAAGCTCAACATCAACCAGCTCGCCGGGATCACCAATGTGCATCGCCAGACAGTAGCCGCCAGGCTTAAAAACGTCGAGCCAGCCCCCGGCAGCAACAGCAAACTGAAACTCTATCTGGTAACGGACGTCCTGACGGAGCTGATGGTGCCAACGGTGTCTGCGAGCACTGAGGAAATGCCACCTTCTGACCGCCTGGCACACTGGAAAGCGGAGAACGAGCGAATCAAGTTCGAGCAGGAAACAGGGCAGCTTATTCCGGCAGAGCAGGTTGCCCGGGAGTTTGCTGTCATGTCTAAAGCCGTGGTTCAGGTTCTGGAAACGTTACCCGACATCCTGGAGCGTGACTGCGCATTATCGCCCGCAGCCGTCGCCCGCGTGCAGAGTGTTATTGATGATTTACGCGACCAGATAGCCCAGAGGGTTCTGGACGCCGAACCGGAGGAGGACCAGCCTGAGGAGGACTGATGGCGAAGCGGGCATCCGCAAGGGGTATCCGCAGGGATATGCCTGGAATTCTTCGTGCCCCGCGACGCATGCTGGTGGCCGAGGCGGTCAGTAAATATATGCGTGTCCCTATGGGCGCAGGAAACTCGGTCCCGTGGGACCCGAACCTTGCACCCTACGTTATAGAGCCAATGAACTGCCTGGCATCGCGTGAATATGATGCCGTCGTGTTTGTTGGCCCGGCACGAACCGGGAAAACTATTGGCCTGATTGACGGGTGGGTGGTTTACAACGTGGTTTGTGACCCCTCCGATATGTTGATCATACAGATGACGGAAGAGAAGGCGCGCGAACACTCGAAAAAGCGTCTTGACCGTACCTTTCGCTGTAGCCCTGAGGTAAAGAGCCGGCTCAGTCCCCGGCGTAACGATAATAACGTTCACGATCGCACATTTCGGGCTGGTAACTACCTGAAGATTGGCTGGCCCTCTGTGAACATCATGTCCTCCTCGGATTACAAGTGTGTGGCGCTGACCGACTATGATCGCTTCCCGGAAGATATTGACGGTGAAGGTGATGCGTTTTCGCTGGCGTCAAAACGTACCACCACTTTTATGTCGTCCGGCATGACGCTGGTGGAAAGCTCACCCGGGCGAGACATCATTGATACCAAATGGCGGCGCACGTCGCCCCATGAAGCGCCGCCGACTACCGGCGTTCTGGCGCTCTATAACCGTGGCGATCGCCGCCGCTGGTACTGGCCGTGCCCGCATTGCGGCGAATATTTCCAGCCGGAAATGCATGCCATGACTGGCTACCGCGAAATCAGCGACACCGTTAAAGCCAGCGAAGCCGCGCATATCTGCTGCCCGTCATGCAACGGGAAAATCACCGCAGACATGAAGCGTACGCTCAACCTGAAGGGGGTCTGGCTGCGCGAAGGGCAGCAAATTGATCGCGACGGCACTGTCACCGGCGAGGCGCGGCGTTCCCGCATCGCCTCGTTCTGGATGGAGGGGCCTGCCGCGGCATATCAGACCTGGGCGCAACTGGTTTACAAGCTGCTGACGGCTGAGCAGGACTACGAGGTTACGGGCAGTGAAGAAACACTCAAGACGGTTATCAATACCGACTGGGGGCTTCCTTACCTTCCGCGATCCGGCCTTAACCAGCGTAAGGGTGAAGCGCTGCAACAGCGTGCCGAGCCGGTGGAAAAACGCCGGGTGCCTGCCGGTGTTCAGTTTCTTGTGGCCACGGTTGATGTGCAGGGCGGGCGCAACCGCCGTTTTGTTGTTCAGGTCGTGGGTTACGGCGCACAGGGTGAGCGGTGGATAGTTGACCGCTACAACATCCTTCAGTCCCTGCGTACGAACGCCGACGGCGAAAGTTTTCACATCGATCCGGCAAGCTACCCGGAGGACTGGGAACTGCTGCGCACGGATGTGCTGGAGAAAACCTGGGCGATCGAAGGCGAGCCCGGAAAGCGCATGGGCCTGATGGCGATGGCGGTGGACTCCGGCGGTGAAGACGGGGTGACGGATAACGCTTATGAATTCTGGCGGCGCTGTCGCCGGGATGGTTTGCAACGCCGGGTCTGGCTGTTCAAGGGTGACAGCCAGGCGCGTGCAAAACTCATCACCCGAACGTATCCCGATAACACCGGGCGCTCCTCCCGTCGCGCAAAGGCGGCGGGTGATGTTCCGCTCTATCTTCTGCAAACCAACGCGCTTAAGGACCGGATCAACAACGCCCTGTGGCGTGATGTTCCCGGGCCGAACTATGTTCATTTCCCCGACTGGCTGGGGGAGTGGTTCTACGACGAACTGACCTATGAGGAGCGTTCCCCTGATGGTAAATGGACGAAGCCCGGTAAGGGCGCTAATGAGGCGTTTGACCTTATGGTGTATGCGCATGCGCTGGTCATTCTGCATGGTTACGAAAAGATTAAATGGCCTGATGCGCCTGAATGGGCGCGCCGCGACTCATGGATTGTGGCTGAAATGGCAGATGGCCCGGCAGCTGTGGAGGCTGTTACTAAGCCGGTACCGGCAGTATCTCAGCCGAAGGTTAAGTCACCATCCCGTGACTCGGTATGGGCACCATCAACATCAGGAGGCTGGGTGTGACGCTTAACGATATCCAGAATATGGTCGACCGCTACACCGAGGCGGAGCTAACCGTGCTGCAGGGGAAATCCATCACCTTTAATGGCCAGCAGATGACCATGGAAAACCTCAGTGAAATCCGTAAAGGCCGCCAGGAGTGGGAGCGAAAACTGGCATCGGCGACGGCCGCTGCAGCGGGACGCGGTTCCGCTGGATTTAAACTGGCGAGGTTTCCGCGATGAGTCTGCTGGATAATGCAATTGGCCTGTTCTCACCGGGATGGAAAGCAGCGCGGCTGCGTTCCCGGATGGTGATTCAGGCATATGAAGCGGTAATGCCTACGCGTACTCACCGCGCCCGCCGCGAAAACCGCACCGCCAACCAGTTAACCCAGTTCGGTGGTCGCTCCCTGCGCGAGCAGGCGCGCTGGCTGGACTGCAATCACGATCTGGTGATTGGTGTGCTCGACAAACTGGAGGAACGCATTGTCGGTGCGAAGGGGATCATTGTGGAGCCCCAACCGCTGCTGGCAAACGGTCAGCTGGCTGACGCGCTTGCCACACAAATACGTGCAAAATGGGCGGAATGGTCAGTATCCCCTGACGTGACGGGGCAGTTTACCCGGCCTGTACTGGAGCGCCTGATGGCGCGAACCTGGCTGCGTGATGGCGAAGTTTTTGCCCAGCTGGTAAGCGGTACCGGGAACGGGCTTTCACCGGTGGCGGGTATTCCGTTCTGGCTGGAAGCGCTGGAGCCGGACTTCGTCCCGCTTGAACGAACTGATACCAGCCAGAAACTCAGCCAGGGCATCTATCTGAACGACTGGGGGCGTCCGGTGAAATATCTGGTGTACCGCAACATGCCCGCTGAAGGGATGATGCTGGGCGAAACCAAAGATATCGTCGCTGAAAACATGCTGCATCTGAAGTTCATGCGCCGCCTGCACCAGTTACGCGGCAACTCATTGCTGGCGGGTGTGATGATGCGCCTGTCTGCACTGAAGGAATACGAGGACGCCGAACTGACCGCAGCGCGTATTGCTGCCGCGCTGGGTATGTTCATCAAAAAAGGGGACGGCCAGTCCTATCCTGACGATGCTGGCAGCGGCTCACGCGAGCTTAATATCGAACCCGGCATGCTGTTTGATGATCTGCGTCCCGGTGAAGACATCGGGATGATCAAATCCGACCGACCCAATCCCAACCTCGAAACCTTCCGCAACGGCCAGCTGCGTGCAGTTGCTGCGGGTTCGCGCGGCAGTTTCTCCAGCATCGCCCGGAATTATGACGGTACCTACAGTGCCCAGCGCCAGGAGCTGGTTGAGTCCACTGAAGGTTATCTTATCCTCCAGGACGCATTTATTGCCGCGATCACCCGCCCGATGTACCGCGCGTGGTTGAAGATGGCTATCGCTTCCGGGGAAATCGAACTGCCGCGCGGCGTGGATAAGGCATCGCTCTATAACGCCGTCTACTCCGGACCGGTAATGCCCTGGATCGACCCGGTTAAAGAGGCGACAGCGTGGAAACTGCTGCTGCGCGGCGGCGCGGCCACGGAAAGCGAGTGGGTGCGTGCACGCGGTGCCAATCCGGATGACGTAAAACGTCGCCGTAAAGCAGAGGTTGATGAAAACCGTAAACAGGGGCTGGTGTTCGACACAGACCCGGCAAATGACAAAGGAGACACCAGTGTCCAGGAAACGAAACCGGGTAATGAACCGCCCGAAAGCCAGCGTAAAAAATAGCTGGTTCCGTATGCAGGCCAGTGCGCAAAGCGAGGCTGAGATCTACATCTACGATGAAATTGGCTACTGGGGGGTTACGGCAAAACAGTTCGTTGCCAACCTGAAAGCCCTGGGTGATATCACCCACATCAAACTGCACATCAACTCGCCGGGTGGCGATGTCTTCGACGGCATCGCCATTTTTAATGCCCTGAAGTTCCACGGTGCCGCCATCACGGTTTATATCGATGGCCTGGCCGCCTCAATGGCCTCGGTGATCGCGATGGTCGGTAACCCGGTCATCATGCCGGAAAACACGATGATGATGATCCATAAACCATGGGGATTTGCGGGCGGCGATGCGGAGGATATGCGCGACTATGCTGACCTGCTCGACAAAGTAGAAAGCGTTCTCATCCCTGCCTACGCGGCCAAAACAGGCAAATCTCATGATGAGATTGCCGCCATGCTGGAAGACGAAACCTGGCTTACCGGCGAAGAGTGCCTGGCTCAGGGTTTTGCCGACCAGGTGACCCCGTCACTGCAGGCGATGGCCTGTATCCATTCAAAACGTATTGAGGAATTTGAAAAGATGCCAAAAAGCATTCGTAATATGGTCACCCCGCCGCGCAACTCCGCCACCCGCGATCCGCAAAACCCCGCGCCGCAGGATACGCCGCAGGATCCGGTAAACGCTGACACCATCCGTGCCCAGGTGATTGCAGAACAGCGTGAACGGCTCAACGGCATTAATGATCTGTTTGCCATGTTCGGCAATCGCCACCAGGATCTGCAGGCGCAGTGTATTGCCGATCTGGACTGCACCGTTGAGCAGGCCAAGGACAAGCTGCTGGCGGAGCTCGGCAAAACAGCGACCCCTTCCAACAAAACCAGCACCACCCACATCTATGCGGGTAACGGGAATATCGTGGGCGACGGTATTCGCCAGGCGCTGATGGCCCGTGCCGGCTATGAAGATGTGGTACGCGATAACGTCTACAACGGCATGACCCTGCGTGAGTATGCGCGTATGTCCCTGACAGAACGCGGTATCGGCGTGGCAAGTTATAACCCGATGCAGATGGTCGGCTTCGCGCTGACGCACAGCACCTCTGATTTCGGTAATATCCTGCTGGACGTTGCCAACAAGGCACTACTGCAGGGCTGGGAAGAGGCCGAGGAAACCTTTGAGCTGTGGACCAAGAAAGGCAGCCTGAGCGACTTCAAGACCGCGCATCGTGTTGGTATGGGAGGCTTCCCGTCACTGCGTCAGGTTCGCGAAGGTGCTGAATATAAGTACGTGACCACCGGCGATAAAGGCGAGACCATTGCGCTGGCGACCTACGGTGAGATTTTCTCCATTACCCGCCAGGCCATCATCAATGATGATCTGAACCAGCTGACTGATGTCCCCACCAAAATGGGGCGTGCCGCGAAGGCCACCATCGGCGATCTGGTTTATGCGGTACTGATTGAAAACCCGAAACTGTCAGACGGTAAGGCGCTGTTCAGTGCCGATCACAAAAACCTCTCGAACGGCGCTATCGATGTCACCAGTCTCGATAAAGCGCGCCAGCTGATGCGTGTTCAGAAAGAAGGGGAGCGCTCGCTTAACATTCGCCCGGCTTACGTCCTGGTACCGACGGTGCTGGAAACTTTAGCCAGCCAGACCATCAAGTCTGCCAGCGTGAAGGGTGCTGACGTCAACGCCGGTATCGAAAACCCGATCCGGAACTTTGCAGAAATCATTTCTGAGCCCCGTCTTGATGATGCTGACCCGGCTGCGTGGTACCTGGCCGCCCGGAAAGGCAGCGACACCATCGAGGTTGCCTACCTGAACGGCGTCGATACGCCGTACATCGAGCAGCAGGAGGGTTTCACCACAGACGGTGTGGCCACCAAAGTGCGTATCGACGCGGGTGTGGCGCCGCTTGATTACCGCGGTCTGGTCAAATCCACCGGTAAATAATCTCACCCCTGTAGTTCCCGTGGCCCGTCAGGGCTTTTTTTGTGTCTGAAATTCGGCTCCGCAAGGGGCCGTGGAGACTTGCATGAAAAATTATCTTCAGGATGGCAATACCATCGCCATCACTAACAGTGGCGCTTCCGCAATCCTCAGTGGCGCACCCGTTGTAATCAGTGACGTTGTCGCAGTGGCAATCGTTGATATCGCACCCGGTGAAACCGGCGACGGGCGCACGACCGGTGTCGTGATCCTGCCAAAACTGGCCGCAGATGATATCGCTCAGGGTAAGGCGGTTTATATCAAAGGCGGAAAAATCCAGCTGGATGCGACCGGAGCGGTACCAGTCGGCAAAGCCTGGGAAGCTGCCGGCGCGAATACCACTTCAGTCGCGGTAAGGCTGAATGGCTAACCGCTTCCGGCAAATGGTGGCGCGCATGGACGCCGCCACTGTCCGGCAGATGGGAGAGCGTGTGCTGATTAATGGCACGGGGTATGACGCCATAGAAAGCCAGTTCGTGGCTGAAATGGGACCGTTGGCCGGTGAAGGTCTGTCCCTCGTTGTGTTTTCGGATTCACTGAAACCGCGCCGGCATGATGTCGTCATCTGGAAAGGTGAGACGTACAAAATTACCCGTCAGCAAACGTTCAACGGAAAGCCGCAAATCTGGATTGAATAAGGGGGCAGCATGTCCATCAAAGGACTGGAGCAGGCCATCGCCAATCTTGAAAGCATCAGTAAAACCGCGGTACCGCGCGCATCCTCTCAGGCTGTTAACCGCGTGGCCGTGCGGGCAGTCAGCCACAGCACCCGGCGTGTTGCGGGACAGACGAAAGTACCCAGGAAGCTGGTTAATCAGCGTGCCCGCCTGAAGAAAGCCACCGTCCGTAAACCGATGGCTACCATCCGGGTTAACCGCGGAAATCTTCCCGCCATCAAACTGGGCGTCGCCAGCGTCAGGCTTTCCCGACGCAGGCGTGACGTATCCGGTGCCGGCAGTGTGCTGCGTATCGGTAAGTTTTCCTTTCCCGGCGGTTTCATTCAGCAACTGAAAAACGGGCGCTGGCATGTGCTTCGCCGCACCACCAGGGCGCGATATCCGGTTGAGGTGGTCAGTATCCCGCTGGCAGTACCCTTAACCACGGCGTTTAAGGAAGAAAGTAAGCGGCTGACCGAAACCGATTTGGCTAAAGAAATGGCCGCCGCGCTTCGCAACCAACTGAGGCTGATAGTTACCAAATGAAACACCCTTTGATTCGTAAAGCTGTGCTTGATGCCCTGAAAGCCGGTAATGCTCAGGCGGTGACCTGGTTTGATGGCCGTCCGTCCGTACTGGACGCGCAGGATCTGCCGGCGGTGGCTGTGTATCTCACGGACGCCGAGTCTTCCGGCGAATCCGTTGACGAAGATATGTGGCGCGCGACGCTGCATATCGAAGTTTTTCTGAAAGGGGATGACACCGATTCGGCGCTGGATGAATGGATGGAAAACAACATTTATCCGGTCATGACCAGCATTCCCACGCTTTCCGGCGTTCTCGAAACCATGTCTGCCCGGGGCTACGACTACCAGCGCGATGACGAACTGGCGACGTGGGGCTCGGCGGACCTGCAATATTCTGTCTCTTATGTGATGTGAGGAAATTATGCCAACACCAAACCCTCTTGAGCCCGTCAAGGGCGCCGGCACCACGTTCTGGGTGTACACCGGTTCCGGCGATCCCTATGCGAACCCGCTTTCTGACACGGACTGGACGCGCACGGCAAAGGTTAAAGAACTGACGCCGGGGGAACTGACGGCGGAGTCTTATGACGATACTTATCTTGACGATCCCAACGCTGACTGGACGAACACCGCACAGGGTGAAAAGTCCGCTGGCGAAACCAGCTTTGTGCTGGCCTGGAAGCCGGGTGAACCCGGGCAGCAGGGGCTGGTTGACTGGTTCTATGCAGGCGATGTGCGCGCCTACAAAATTAAATTCCCCAACGGTACGGTTGACGTGTTTAAAGGCTGGATCAGCAGCCTGGGTAAAACCATTCCGGCAAAAGAAGTGATCACCCGCAGCGTGAAGATCAGTAACAACGGCAAGCCAAGCCTGGCGGAAGAGACCCGAACACCCGTTACTCAGGTGACCGGCGTGACGCTGAGCAAAACCGCACTTGCACTGGCGGTCAATGCTTCCGATTCACTGAATGTCACGGTTAACCCGTCTGGCGCCACGGATAAAACTTTCCTGGCGTCGTCTTCCGACCGTTCGAAAGCGACTGTAACTGTGGCCGGCAATGTCCTGACCGTTAAGGGCGTGGCCGCCGGCCAGGCGGACATCGTGGTGATGACCAGTGACGGTCAGTTCATTGCGATCTGTAAAGTTACCGTTTCCTGAACCCTGAGGGGCGAAAGCCCCTTTACGGAGTAAAAATGTCAAAATACCTGAAATCCGGTCTCTTTGAGTATGGTGAAGAGAAAATTACGCTTTACGAACTTTCTGCTTTACAGCGTATTGAGCACCTGCAGTTTATTGCCGGAGCAGAAAAAGAACTGCCGGAAGATGCTGACGAGAAAACGCTTTACCCGCTGCTGGTGGAGCAAAATATTCGCCTCGGCGCCCGACTGGTTGCAATGTCACTCTGGCAGGCCGACCCCGCTAAAGGCGATGTTGAAAAACTGCATCAGGAGATTCTGTCCGGCTGGCCCATCAACATGATTGGGGCTGCTGATCGGTTCGTGAAAGTGCTGTCTGATATGTTGCCGGAGGCCTCGCCTGAAAATGCCGGGGATCAGGAAGAAGCCGAAGCGCCCGATGCGGAAAAGTCCTCGCCGGCGAGCTGAATTTTGTCATGAAGCTGGCGAGGGAATTTCGACGCCCGGACTGGCGCCAGATGCTTGCCGGCATGTCATCTTCAGAACTGGCTGAGTGGGGGCGTTTTTACCGCGAACAGTATTTTGAAAACGATCTGCAGGATGTTCATTTTTCCCGCCTGAGCCATCTTATTATTTCCATCATGTGTAAGGACACGGAACTGACTCCCGCCAGCTTCAGTCTTCTTAATCCCCCTGATTTGGTTACCGAACAGGATGACAACACCATGATGTCCGTTGCTGAAAGTCTTGGAGGAGTGCGCTATGGCCCAGCCGGTGGGTGACCTGATCGTTAATCTCGATCTGAATTCGCCAAAATTTAATGAGCAACTGGCTTACAGCGGAAAGAAACTCAGCGAACTGGGTAAGGCTGCAACCGCTGCCGCCGACCAGGTGGACCGGGCGTTTAACCGGCAGGAAGCCGCAGCACGCCGTGCAGGGATGTCAGTGGGCGCGTACAGTAATGCTGTACGCATGCTGCCCGCTCAGTTTACCGATATTGCCACGCAGCTGGCCGGTGGGCAGTCTCCGTTCCTCATCCTTCTCCAGCAGGGCGGGCAGGTGAAAGACAGCTTCGGCGGCTTCGGGCCAATGTTTCAGGCGCTGCGCGATGCGCTCTTCGGCTTTAGTGGTGATGTGCAGAAATCCACGGATGAAGCGAGCGACAGCGCGGGTGAACTTGCGGAGAGTTTTAATAACGCCTCCGATGCTGCAGAGAATCTTGGCCGGGCACGCGGATTTATCACGCCGTTTAATGTGGCGCTGGCTGCTGTTGCGGTTACCGCCGGGCTGATGCTGTATTCCTGGTACCGCAGTAATTCACAGCTCTCCGATTTCAATAAAACACTGGTGCTTTCCGGCAATACTGCTGGCCTGACTGCCGAAAGAATGCTGATGGTGAGTAAAGCCGCCGCCAGCGCCGGGATTACCTTCTCGGCTGCCGCCGGAACGTTAACGGCGCTGGTAAATGCAGGTGTTGCTGCAGGCGCTAATTTCGAGCGTCTTTCGGTGAGCATTACTGAGTTCGCGGACAAAAGCGGTCTTGAGATTGAGGATGTTGCCAGAGCGTTCGGAAAACTGACCAGCGATCCCACATCCGGCCTGATTGCCATGGCGCAGCAGTTTCATAATGTGACGGCTGAACAGATTGAGCATGTGGCACAGCTCCAGCGCTCCGGCGATGCGGCAGGCGCACTGAAAGCGGCAAACGACGCGGCGACTGAAGGTTTTGAACGCCAGACCCGTGCCATTGAAGGCAATATGGGCACGCTGGAGCGTGCGGCAAACACAGTCGGCGACGCCTTTAAGTCGATGTGGGACAAAATCCTTGATATCGGTCGCCCTGATACCGGTGCAGAGCTGCTGAAAAAGGCGCAGCAGCAGTTCGATATTGCCCAGAACAACTTCAATAAATTCGCGACCGGACCGGGCGTGTCTGACGCGATGCGCAATCAGTATCAGAAAGTGCTGGACCGCACCCGAATCAGCCTTCAGGCAGCGCAACTGCAGGCCGATATGCAGACTGTTTCCGCAGAAGGCGCTGAAACTCAGTCAGTTGCCGAGCGGGACAGACTGAAATATGCCTCTCAGGCGCAGGCCGCATATGAAAAGTCGCAGACTGCTCTGGAAAAATATACCAGTAAACAGAAGGAGCTGAACAAGGCCCTGCAGGAAGGGCGCATCCTTCAGGGAAGCTACAACACCCTGATGGCCGCAGCGAAAAAGGAATACGAAAGTTCGCTTAAAAAGCCCGCCAAAACCACCACGCCTGGTGGCGTTAAGGCATCAGATTCGATCAGCGCGCAAACACTTGAACTTCAGGCGCAACTGGAGGTATTGCGCCAGCACCGAGGTCTGAATGACAGCATAAGTCAGGAACGGAAAAACCTATGGAAAGAGCAGGCCAGGTTTACCGTGCTGGAGAACGCCGCGAAAAACCGCGCATTAAGTGCCGATGAAAAATCACTTCTCAGCAATAAGAATAAAATTCTTGCCCAGGCGGAAATAAACGCCCGCCTTGGTGATGAAAAGTTAATTCAGGAGCGGCTGAATGATCTACAGGACAGGTCACTGAAGTATTCGACGCAAATGAGTGAAAAGACCCGGGCACTGACGGAAAGTGCCGGGATGAGTAGCCGTAAAACACAGCGCCGTCTGGACGAAGCACAACTGCTGCAGGGCTGGAAGAATGCAGGAGGCACGGAAACGGACGAAGGGTACCGGCAGGAACTGGAGTCGCTCAGGAATTTTTACGCGGCTCAGGATGAGTTACGCGGTAACTGGCAGGCAGGGGCACGAACCGCATGGGCTAACTATGTTGATTCAGCTTCTGACGCGTACGGCCAGATGGAATCATTAGCCTCCACCGCGTTTGACGGTATCAGTGAAAACATGGCAGCAATGCTCACTAACGGCAAAGCAAGCTGGTCGGATTTCACGCGATCAATTATGTCCATGCTTACCCAAATACTGATGAAGCAGGCGCTGGTGGGAATGGTCAACTCGGCCACGACGGCAATGGGCTTTGCCACCGGCGGTTACACTGGATCCGGGGGGAAATACGAGCCTGCTGGGGTGGTTCACCGTGGCGAGTTCGTATTTACCAAAGAGGCAACCAGCCGCCTCGGCGTGGGAAATCTCTATAACCTGATGCGAGGTTACGCATCGGGTGGTCTTGTCGGTGGTGGGTCAACAGCCGTCGCCGCGCCTTTTGGTGTCAGCGTCTATGCGCCTGTGTCCGTCACCTCCCCGCAGAACGAAACGAAGCAACCACCCGGAGACCAGCTCGGGCGGGCTTACCAGCAGGTCATTACGCAGGCTGTTAATGATGGCATTGCTAAAGCAGTGCGTCCTGGTGGTCTTATCTGGAACGCAACCAGAGGCAGATAATACATGGCTATTGAATCCTTTCCCTGGTCCATTCAGTCGGCCAGTCAGCCCACAACTAAAAGCACCGACACGATCCGTAAAGTTCAGTTCGGCGACGGTTATACGCAGGTCAGCGGCTCAGGGCTGAACAGCGAGACCCTGACCTACGAATATTCCTTTACCGGGCGACCAGAACTGGGCCTGCAGATTTATGCTTTTCTCCGGCGTCATAAAACAAAATCCTTCTCGTTTAAACCGCCTTTCGGTGATCTCGCTTTATGGCGGGTTGAGGCTGACAGCCTTCAGAAAATCATAAAGAGCAAAACGGTAATGACAATTACTGCAACCTTTGAACAGGCGTTTGCACCATGATCAACAGCGATTACCAGAAACTTGAGCCGGGCGACACAGTCCGGCTTTTTTCTGTCGACGGCACGGCATTCGGCGTGGGGGAGGTTATGCGCTTCCACAGTCACAGCATTCCCCATTCTGAAGCTGAAATACTCGCCGCAGGCGGTGACGAATCAAAACTGGCTGCAAAAAGCATCTGGTGGCAGGATCAGGAATATAAGGCCTGGCCGTGTGAGATTGAAGGAACAGAAAAATCGACGGGGGGCGAAAGTGCGCAGCCGGTCCTTCGCGTTGCCAACCTTGATGGTTCTGTCACGGCGCTGTGCCTTGCGTATGACGATATGCTGCAGGCGAAGGTCTCTATCCATGACACGCTGGCGCAATACCTCGACGCGCGTAACTTTCCCGGCGGAAACCCGACGGCAGACGCCTCTCAGGAAAAAATTCAGGTCTGGTATATCGACGCGAAAACCTCTGAAACCAGTGAGGTGGTGGAGTTCGCGTTATCCAGCCCCATGGATTTGCAGGGACTGATGATCCCGACACGGCAGCTTCATTCCCTCTGCACCTGGTGCATCCGCAACAAATACCGAACCGGCGATGGGTGTGATTACGCCGGAATGCGTTATTTCGACAAAAACAACAATCCCGTGGATGACCCGTCCCGCGATGAATGTAATGGGACACTTACCGCCTGTAAGCTGCGGTTCGGTGAAGGCAACGAACTGCCGTTCGGCGGCTTCCCGGGCACTTCTTTGATCCGGAGCTGACATGCGCAAGAAGACCATTGAGGCCATTATGGCCCACGCCGAGGCGGAATATCCCCGCGAGTGTTGTGGGGTAGTGGCGCAGAAAAGCAGAGTGGAAAAATATTTCCCCTGTCGTAATCTCGCCACCGAGCCCACTGAACACTTTCACCTCTCGCCGGAGGATTACGCCGCGGCGGAAGACTGGGGAACGGTGACCGCCATCGTTCACAGCCATCCGGACGCCACCACGCAGCCGAGTGAAGTGGATAAGGCGCAGTGTGATGTGACGGCGCTGCCCTGGCATATCGTCAGCTGGCCGGAAGGGGATTTACGGACCATCATGCCGCGGGGCGAAATTCCGCTGCTGGAGCGTCCGTTTGTGCTGGGCGTTTACGATTGCTGGGGGCTGGTGATGAGCTACTATCGCCTGACGTACGGTATCGAGCTGGCGGATTACCGCGTCGATTACCCTTGGTGGGAGGATCAGTACCCGGATAATCTTTACCAGGATAACTGGTACGAATGCGGGTTCCGGGAGTTCACCGGCGCGCCGCAGCCGGGCGACGTGGTGATTATGCAGGTGCAGTCGAATAAGTGGAACCACGCCGGAGTATTACTCGAAGGCAACATGCTGCTTCACCATCTGTACGGTCACCTCAGCCAGCGGGTGCCGTACGGTGGTTACTGGATGGAGCGAACCCTGAAAATTCTTAGATATAAAGGTGTTATTTAGCTCAAAAACTTTATATTTCAGCGTTGAGATTCATTTTTTAGATGTTAGGATGTTTCCTATTGCAACGTAAGGAAACAAATTATGAAAAAGATGTTCGTGGCTGGGCTCGCTATTATGTTACTTGCTGGCTGCTCCGTAAAGAAAGACATGATACCTATGGGCGGAAGTAAAGCCGATGGTACAGTTCGCATGGGATATACGGTTGGACAGTTTGAAAAACCTGTAATTGACCTTAATCAGGCCGCTACATTAGCGGCTCAAAAATGTAAAACTTGGGGTTATGAAGGCGCAGAAGCATTTGGTGGACAAACATCCCAATGCGGACAGACCGATGGATGGGGAGCATGTGTTTTATCTAATGTTTCCGTCGAGTATCAATGCACTGGCGGCAAGGCGGCTCAAAACTAATAGAAGTTTTTAATACTGTTAAGCCACCCCTTGGTGGCTTTTTTTATTTTTTTTAGCATAAAATCTGCTATTCTCTTGGATATTAGGTACAGGGAATGAATATGAAAATTTTGCTATTAATAACCCTTTTGTTTGGCATTAGCGGATGTTCAACTACGAATTTAGAAAATGAAGCGCCAATTTTTGCTGGACATTCTTCTAAATCGCCTGATGAAATGAATAGCTGCTTATCTCCAAAATGGGTTGCTCTTAAAGCATCCTCTACCAGTGTGCCCACTAAAGATGGGTATCAAATTTCATCTTCTGATGAGTGGATGGGCGCTGTATCATTAGTGAAAATTGGTAAAGCATCGAATGGCGGTTCTGATATAAAAGTCTATGCCTTATCCAAAGGCTGGAACGATCCTTGGGGAAGCGCTGCTCGCTCATGTCTTTAATAAACTAATATCTAGCCAAGCCACCTTAGGGTGGCTTTTTTATTATTGGAAAAAATATGACATCTATAATCGAAGAGAGAATGGTGACAATAGAATTATATGGGCAACTCGGTAAATTGTTTGGAAAATACCATGAAAGGTTAGTTCGTACTAATGCTGAAGCTATACATGCTCTTTGTAAGACAATAGATGATTTTGAGCGGTTCCTTAATAGCAGTAAATTAAGAGGTTTAACATTTGCGATATACAGAGGTAATAAAAATATTGGCCTAGATGACATGGGATACCCAGTAACAAATGAGGTTATAAAAATAGTTCCTTATATCATCGGTAGTAAAAAAGCCGGTGCTTTACAAACAATTTTAGGGGCCGTCTTGGTTGTGGTGGGCGTGGTTATTGGCTATTTCGCTGGATGGACTGGTGTGGGTTGGGCTATTGGCTCAAAGATGGCAATGATGGGAGGAGCCATGATGTTAGGTGGTGTAGTCCAGATGCTGTCTCCCCAGCCAGGAGGCCTCGCCAGCAAACAGGACGCTGATAACCGTGCTTCCTATGCGTTCGGCGGTGTGACAAATACAGCCGCACAGGGTTATCCGGTACCCATTGGCTACGGAAAACGCCGTATTGGTGGTGCGATTATTTCCGCCGGGATTTACGTCGAAGATCAGCAATAATTTATTTAATAATTAGCCGAGAGGCAGGAGATATTTATGGAAATGACTATTGGATTCCCGGAATTGGGTTCTCGATTTGAATTTGTAGCACATAGCGATAAACAGGAAAGCTTCCACCCTGATTTAAAAATTAAAACGATAAAGACCATCAAAACAAAAATTACAGTTTGTAAACTGGATCAAATTAATGCACCTCATGAACTGGTGCTTATCTATCAGGAAGATTTTAATCCAAATTCCTCTTATGCTGAGATTGAAGCTCGCGCCAAAGAATATGCCAGTGAAGCGATTGCAGGCATCAAAAGCCCCGGATTACCCGGGGCCTGATGTTACTTGATGCGGTGATAGATTTTGTCGGCTCTGGTATACAAATTGGATACCGCCTCGGCCCGACCTTGCTCCTGCATGGTCATTTTGGATGTATCGTCACCATAGGCCTTTGTCATATATTGAGTAACGCGTTGACGAAAGGCGCCAGCATCACCTGATTCAACCGTGGCAACTGCAAGCAAAAAGGCGAGCGCTTCATCATGCTGGTCTTCTTTGTTAAAACTCATTTTCAACTCCTGTTATACCGAGGGAATCAGCCATGCCGCCGGTAAGTATTGCGCCAGTGTCCCACCACTGACGGGCTGAGCCAACAACATAACCAGGGATTTATATTCACAACACCCTGATATTCAACCAGTAGCCACCTTAGGGTGGCTTTTTTATGGGCGCAACATGGCAGAACTTATCAAAGGGCGCAAAGGCGGCGGCTCCAGACAGCGCACGCCCACAGAACAACCGGATGATCTCCAGTCGGTGGCAAAAGCGAAAATCCTGCTCGCCCTGGGCGAGGGGGAGTTTGCTGGTGGGCTGACAGGACGAAATATTTTTCTGGATGGTACACCGATTGAAAACCCGGACGGCTCCCGGAACTTTTCCGGCGTCGCCTGGGATTTCCGTCCCGGTACCCAGGCGCAGCCCTATATTCAGGGTATGCCTGGTTCTGAAAACGAAATCAGTGTCGGCACGGAAGTTTCAGACACCACAGCCTGGACGCGCACGTTTACCAACACGCAGTTGTCTGCCGTTCGCCTGCGCATCAAATGGCCGTCACTTTACCAGCAGCTGGATAACGGGGATCTGGTGGGCAATTCGGTTGCTTATGCAGTTGACCTGCAGACTAATGGTGGAGCGTGGCAGACTGTTATCAGTACGGCTGTAACCGGGAAAACCACCACAGGCTACGAGCGCAGTCACCGTATTGACCTGCCGCGTGGCGCCAGCACCTGGACATTACGGCTTCGCAAACTGACGCCGGATGCCAACAGCGCAAAAACTGGCGACACCATGACGTTGCAGAGCTATACGGAAGTCATTGACGCCAAGCTGCGTTATCCGAACACCGCGCTGCTGTACATCGAGTTCGACTCCAGCCAGTTCAACGGCAGCATCCCGCAGATTTCCTGTGAACCGGCAATGCGCGTGATCCGCGTGCCCGATAATTATGATCCGCTGACACGCGCCTATAACGGCACCTGGACGGGCGGGTTTAAATGGGCGTGGACAGATAACCCGGCGTGGATTTTTTACGACATCGTGGTCGCCGACCGCTTTGGCCTGGGCCACCGGCTGACGGCGGCCAATATCGATAAGTGGACGCTGTACCAGGTGGCACAGTACTGCGATCAACTGGTACCGGACGGAAAAGGCGGAAATGGCCTGGAGCCACGTTATACCTGTAACGTCTATGTGCAGGACCGTAACGAGGCATATACCGTGCTGCGGGACTTTGCTGCTATCTTTCGGGGCATGACCTACTGGGGCGGTAACCAGATCGTGGCGCTGGCGGACATGCCGCGCGATATTGATTACAGCTACACCCGCGCCAGCGTCGTAAACGGTGAATTCGTTTACTCGAGCAGCACGACCAAAACCCGTTACACTACGGCGCTGGTTTCTTATTCCGACCCGGCTAACGGCTACGCCGACGCCATGGAGCCAGTATTTGAACAGCCACTGGTCGCACGCTACGGTTTCAACCAGCTTGAGATGACCGCGATCGGCTGCACCCGGCAGAGTGAAGCAAACCGCAAGGGGCGCTGGGGGATCCTGACCAACAACAAAGACCGCATCGTCACCTTTTCGGTGGGCCTGGACGGCAATATCCCGCAGCCCGGCTATATCATTGCTGTCGCAGACGAAATGCTCTCCGGAAAAGTGACTGGCGGCCGCATCAGTTCGGTTAACGGGCGCGTGATCAACCTCGACCGCGTGCCGGATGCCAGGCCGGGCGATCGGCTTATTCTCAATCTTCCTTCCGGCGCGTCACAGGCCAGAACAATCCAGGCGATCAACGGTCAGGCCGTTACGGTCAGTATCGCTTACGGGGAAATACCGCAGGCGGAAAGTGTCTGGGTAGTGGAGTCTGATGAGCTGTATGCCCAGCAGTACCGGGTGGTGAGTGTCAGCGACAACAACGACGGCACATTTACCATCTCAGGCGCGTTTCACGATCCGGATAAGTATGCCCGCATCGATACCGGCGCCATCATTGACCAGCGTCCGGTAAGCGTGATCCCACCGGGTAACCAGTTTCCCCCGGATAATATCGCCATCAGTTCTTACTCGGTGGTGAATCAGACCATCAGTATCGAGACGATGCGCGTCAGCTGGGACCCGGCACCCAATGCCATTGCGTACGAAGCACAGTGGAGGCGTAACGACGGGAACTGGGTGAACGTTCCGCGCAGCTCAACCACGTCATTCGAGGTACCGGGCATTTACGCTGGCCGCTACCTGGTGCGCGTCCGCGCCATCAACGCGGCGGAGATTTCCAGTGGCTGGGGATACTCTCAGGAGAAAGCGCTGACGGGTAAAGTCGGTAACCCGCCGAAGCCGATTAATTTCGCGGCCACCGGCATTAACTGGGGCATTCGCCTTACCTGGGGTTTTCCGCCCAACACGGAAGACACGCTGAAAACGGAAATTCAGTACACGCCGCGTGATGACCATGCCGATCCGCTTTTGCTGTCGGATGTGCCATATCCACAAATGGATTACACCCAGCTTGGTTTACGGGCGGGCCAGATTTTCTGGTACCGCGCTCAGCTGGTCGACAAAACGGGTAATGAATCAGGCTGGACCGACTGGATCAGGGGCATGGCTAACGACCAAGCTGCCGATTACCTGGAGGATATTGCCAAAGATCTGCTGACGTCAGAGGACGGGAAGCGCCTGACAGAGCAGATTGATTTCACCCTGGCAGGACAGATGCAGGTCACACTGGCGCAGGTGGAAGGCGCGCAAATCCAGTATGAGCAGCTGGGGCTGGCGCGTGCGGAAATCTCTCAGGTAAAAATCACGCAGGTCGATGCGGAAAAAGCATTCGCCCAGTTCCAGGAGCTTGTGGCCGTTCAGTTTGGCGATGCTGCTGCGGAAATCAGTGAGGTTAGGACCGCACAGGCAACAGCGGATGAGGCATTCGCGGAATACCGGTTGTCAGTGGCGGCCGACTTTAACGGCGTGCACAGCAGTATTACCACCATTCAGGAAGCGCAGGCCAGCGCAGAACAGGCCTTTGCCCAGTATCAGCAACAGGTCGCGACGAAATTTGGCGATCAACAGGCCGCCATCAACCAAAAAATGACTGCCTATGCGGACGCAACCACCGCCAATGCAATTTACACCCTGAAAACGGGTGTGAAATACAACGGCAACTACTACGACGCCGGGCTGTCTGTGGCGGTCATCGCTGACGGTTCAGCGGTAAAAACCCGCGTGGCGATTAATGCCGATCAGTTCGTGATGCTGTCGGGGCAGGGCGGCGTCATGTATTCGCCTTTTGCCATCGTTAACGGCCAGGTGTTTCTGAGCTCCGGGTTTATCCAGGACGGAACGATAACGAATGCCAAAATTGGCCAGTACATCCAGTCCAACAACTGGGATGGATCCGGCAGTGTGGGCTGGCACATTAACAAAAGCGGGTTTGCGTGGCTCGCGGGCGTAACCGTCAGGGGAACCGTGTATGCCGAATCCGGCTCCTTCAGGGGCTCGGTTTATGCGACTGATGGTGAGTTCAGAGGCACTGTATACGCCAGCGGTGGCAAATTTACAGGGACAGTGGAAGCCAGCAGCTTTATCGGCGATGTGGCCAACGGCATGGTGTTTGATGATGCCCCGCAAAACTATGTGCGTTCCTTCCAGTATGTTGACAGCGCCACATTCAACCTGTCGAAACAAGTGGTGGTCATGATGAATGTCACTGTAACAGGTCAGAACGGCACATCCGCCGGGGCGACGGCGATCATCAACATAAATGGCAGCTCCAGAACCTTCTATCTGCAATCCCCCGGAGGGGGCAGCACCACATCATGCTGCATACACAGTATCCGCACCACTGAAAGAGTCATAAATGTATCGTGCTCCACGGGGGTGCCTGGCGGCGCAGGCGGATCTTCACTGTCTTCGCCGACCATGTTAATACTGCGCGGCTCCGGCTCATTCGCGCAAACCGCTTAAACTAACCCGCTCCGGCGGGTTTTTTATTGCCTGTAATCAGGAGAAATTATGTCCGCAGGAACTCTTAAACTGACCAACAATTCAACGGTGGTGGTTGGTACCAGTACTGTATTCACCACGGATTTAAAACCGGGCGATTTTATCACCACGACAATCGGCGGCGTGTTGTACACCCTGCCGGTTGATACCGTCACAAGCAACACGGCCGCCACGCTTGTCAGCCCGTTCACCGGCCCGACAACCACCGGCGCGGCGTGGGCAGCAGTACCGCGTAAAACAATGAATCAGGTTACCGCCGAACTGGTAAATCAGAGTACGGCGGCAATTCGCGCACTGCTCGCCGAGAAGGGTAACTGGGCAAAGTTTTACACGGCACCGGGCGATATTACGATGCAGTTTGCCGACAACGTGGCTCCAGTTTCAGGTCCGGGCTGGCAGAAAATGGCGGGACTGGTCGGCTCATCACAGCAGGTCCGTGGCGCGCTGCCAGCAGCAGCTAATCTGAACAGCTATGGACCGACAGCGGCGCTTGCCGGGATATGGATGCAGGGCACATCGAATAATGCGCAGCCAGCCAGCAATTTCCCGGAACCGAATGCTGTGGGTTTCCTGGAAGTGTTCGCAGGCGGGCAATGGGGAGGCACCCAGCGGTATACAGTCCGAAACGGCAACGTTTATGTCCGCTCTCTCACTGCATCATGGAACGGGGTGGACGGGCCATGGGGTGACTGGAGCCTCGTCGGTGTGAATTCGCGCCCCGGATATTATGAGGGTGATTTAAATGCCCTGGTTACCCCCGGCACCTGGTCCATTACTGGTGTCGCTACAAACGGCCCTGTGGCATCCGGGCTGACAGGTATCTGTGAAGTGCTGTTGCGGAGCAGCGCTAATTCAGTGGTGCAGAGATTTACCGCCATCGTATCGGGTGCTGCGTTTATCAACCGCACCTGGCAGCGGACGCTATCCGGGACCACCTGGTCTTCCTGGGAGCAGCAAGGGGCAAAGGTACTGAATGATTTGGGCCTTGGCGTATCGAGCATGTCATCCGTATCCGGAATGGACTGGAACCAGTTTGATTTTGTCAGTGGTCAGGAGTTCTCAGTTGCTGCCAGCAACATGACTAATACCCCACCAGGAGTCGATACCACAGGATGGGGCTCGACGCCTGTATGTTTCAATGTAATCGGTGTTGACGGATCTATTGTCACGGCCGAATGCTGGTTATCGCATGTCACCAATAGCCTTTTCAGGCGGTATCAGGTTCGAATTTCAGGCAGTAAGGGTTCACGAATTTTTGCTGTACGCCAGATTTGGACAAGTGCCGACGTTATCCCGGTTGCGAATGGCGGAACAGGGGCCACCACTCCGGGCGGCGCTCGTTCCGCTCTGCAACTCGGCGACTCCGCGACTAAAAACGTTGGCACTGGTGCCGGCACCGTTGCAGCGGGTGATGACTCTCGTCTCGTAAACGCCGCATCAGCAAAGGGCTCATCATATACGGGTGTTATCGACTTCCTTAATAATTCTACCTCGGGCGACTTCGGCGAGTCGGTGATAGTGAGATCGGCGCATGGACAGACAATCGGGTCTGAGTTCGTTAATAACGTTATTAAGGTCTTCGCCAACGATGGGGCGTTTACTCGCTTTCAGCATCGTGTAACAACTTACCATGCTGCCCGCATAGTGGTGGCCCCAGTGGCTGGTGGTGCCGCAACGTTTGAATTCGCCCAGACAGGGAATGCTGTGGCAAGCGGGGCGTGGGTGAACGCCGGTTCTGATGAGCGAATTAAAGACGACATTACGCCCATAGAAACCCCCCGCGATATTTTGATGAATATCAGAGCGGCCACATGGAGATATCGACACAAAGGTGCCGAGGGGCGTTTCGGGATCGGGGTTATTGCCAACGATCTAGGCAAGTATTTCCCTGAAGCTGTAATCAATACCGGACCCCGCGAGCTTGATGACGGAACAGTGATTGATGACGTGCTGGCGGTTGAGGCAGGCGATTCCGGCGCCATGGTGGCAGTACATCATGCCGTACTGCAGTCGCTGGTGGAGGAAAATCGTTCACAACAGCTCGAAATTGAAGCACTTAAATCAAGCATGGAAGAGCTGAAGAAAATGGTGGAGGAGCTTATCCCTAAATAATTCAGCCCGTTACGCCTGCCTCAGTACTCGCTGTTTATATCAGAAAAGGTGAAGTGATCAGGCTGAATATCCGTATTAACATGCCTCTTTACCTGAAGCTGTTAACCGGAGGGACTACT